AGACAGTGGGCAGATATACCGTCTTGTCCCGGTATAGGATTCGATGATGATGGAATCATCAAAACTTTGGACAAGGTTGCAGGCATACGTGAGCCTGCGTCCAGCGATTGCAGTGGCATGGACTGGACTTTGAAAGGTATTGATTTCGAGAGAGCCCTTCATGTTTTCAAGAAGAATTCTGGTGTTAAACCAGGTACACCTCTTGAGAACGCATTTGAATGGAGAATGCTCGCCCTGATGAAGAAGATTTGTGTATTTAGTAACGGTATAGTTATTGAACAAATTATTCCCGGAATTATGGGTAGCGGCTCTAAACTTACTTCGCAAGGCGATAGCATAGTTAGAGTCTTTTGGGCGCTTGAAATAGGAGTCAAACCTTCTTCTGAACCACCACCAGGTGAGACTTACTTCTCAGCAAGGATCGCACCACCCTGTTTCGCGATGGGGGATGATGCTATTGAGGAGTACGTTGAAGGCGCTGAAGGATTATACAAAGAACTCGGAGTTAGGGTTACTGAATATCAGAAAATAAACCCCAAGTCTTTTGAGTATTGTGGACATACCTTCGGTAGAGAACAACCTGTGAAGTTAGTTCGCTGGGAGAAAGCCCTAGCTGAACACTTTAACAAGGGCATGAATTTGCAGACTAAGTATGAATCCCGAATTGGGTTGGAATACGAAATGCGTAACATGCCTGAAGAGCTTGCCGTATATCATGGTCTAGCTGAACACCTTGGATGGTTCGAGGAAGCTGACACATGTCTCGAGGCGGGCGAGGCAAATTAATTGCAACGTTTTAAAGTTTCGTAAGAATTTCATTCTTACCCGCAGCAGCTAGTTTAGTTGCTGGATCACTTGGATTAACATATCTACAGAGTTTGGGCTACAAAGCTCAAAGGAAAACTTTAGAAAGACTTAGGAAAAAGCGAGAACTCGAAAACGAGAAAATGGCTCCGAATCCTAAAGGAAATAAAGCAGAGAGGGCTGCTAAGAAAGCGGCACGGGCTAATAACCGTGCGAATAACCAAGCTTTCCTTAATCGAATCGGCCAGA